TTTTTTATTATCAAGATCGGAGTATACAAAGTTATGGCTAAAGCTAAAGAACAGAGAGGCAGATGAAGAATTAATTGATCTTGTAAATAGTCTTGTACACGATCATTCTAGTTTATTAAAAGTATTAATAGACGATCCTAAGATAAAGATAGTTTGGACAGACACTCTCAAACAGGATGGAGGTCATGGAAAAGAAAAGCAGAAGAAATAAAAAAGAGTGGAAGTGGAATCGAACTGTTAAGGATAGGTACAAAAAGAGGAAAAGAATTTATTATGCAGAAGATACAAGGCGAACCAGAGATAGTGAAGGAAAGCAACGACCACTTCAAAGCATGGAGTAAGGTTCATCTTTCTGTGCTAGAAGCATGGACTTCTAAGGAATGGAAGTTGTATAATAAAAAGAAGGATAGTTATTTTTTATATCCTTATAAGTGGACGATGATAGCTGCTGGAAAAACTGAAGAAGAAGCAACAGAAAATGCAAAGGATATTATTTCTAGATATAGAAACTGATGGATTAAATGCTACAAAGATATTCATCTGTGTATGTAAAGACAAAGAGAAAGGAACTGTTACCTACCATACTGGAGCAAAGACATTTAACAGATTGATTGAGGAGTATGATGTTCTGGTAGGACACAACATACTTTCGTTTGATGCTCCTGTTCTTAATAGACTATGGCAATCTGATATAGGACTATCAAAGATACAGGATACTTATATTCTTTCCTGTCTATTTAATCCTGATAGAGATGGTAGACATTCTCTGGCAGCATGGGGAAAGAGAGTAGGTCTACATAAAATTGATTATAATAACTTCTCACATTTTACTCCAGAGATGTTAGAGTATTGTGAGAATGATGTTCATGTTACACACAAGGTCTATGACTTTTTGATGAACACTGAGAGACGAGATTTCTCTGATAAATCAATAGCTTTGGAGCATAAGATAAGGTATGTTCTTAACAAACAGGAGAGTAAGGGCTTCTATCTGAACACTGAGAAAGCACACAAACTTATGATGGAAGTGCTTAATCAGGCAGAGGAGATAGAGAATAGTGTACTGAGTAAGGTTTCTTTAAGAGCTAGATTAATAAAAGAAATAGTACCTAAGATTAAGAAGGATGGCACACGTTCTAATGTAGGTCTAAAGAATTATGATAATGTTGTTGGTCCTTTTTCTGCCTTTGAATATGAGAAGTTTAATCTTGCATCACCCAAGCAAATCATTGAGAGACTAAATCAGTATGGCTGGAAGCCTGTTGAGTTCACACCCAAAGGCTCACCTAAGATCAGTGAGAAAAACCTAGAGACTATCTCTTCTTCTGCACCAGAGGAGATCAAGAGGCTGGCAGAATGGAAGATGCTGAAGACCAGAGCCAAGACCATCGAAAGCTGGTTGGATGTAGTAGATGAGAACAATAGAGTTCATGGTAAGGTAATAACTATGGGTGCTGTGACAGGACGTATGGTTCATGCAGACCCTAACATGGCTAACATCGTGGCTAACTATAAACCATATGGTAGTGAGTCTCGTTCCTGTTGGACAGTGCCTGATGATAAGCATGTACTGGTAGGTATGGATGCCAAAGGTCTAGAGCTTAGAATGCTGGCTCACTATATGAAAGATGATGCATATTCTCATGAGGTACTAGAAGGTGATCCTCATACTTATAATCAGGAACTGGCAGGTTTACCTACTCGTAATGCAGCTAAGACTTTTATCTATGCTTTTATCTATGGTGCAGGTAATCAGAAGATAGGTTCTATCGTAAATGGATCATTCAATGACGGTAAGGAGTTACGAGATAAGTTTCTGTCTGGTCTACCTAAGTTAGACAGTCTTATACAAAGTGTACAACGACATGCTTCCAGAGGCTACATAAGAGGTATAGATGGTAGAAGAATATTTATTAGACGTTCTCATGCCGCCCTAAATACTTTACTGCAAGGTGGTGGTGCCATATGCTGTAAGCAATGGTCTATATTTCTTGATGATGAAATCAAACGTAGACAACTCAGAGCATATCTGGTAAATACTATTCATGATGAGCAGCAGTATGAAGTTCATGTTGATGATTCGGAAGAGCTTGTCAGCATTGCTGATCCTTGTATGACTAGAGTATCAAACTTTTTTGAAATGACTCTTCCCTTAAATGCAGATGCAAAGATAGGAAAAACATGGCAGGAAACTCACTAGGTAAAACCAAGAAGTTTGATCGTGCTTTGTATAATAGATCAGATAAAAAATCTAAAGATGTTATCGTAAAGTATCTTCGATCTAAAAAGCATATCATAACTAATGTTCAAGAGAAATTTTCTTGTGATATAGAAAGTATATCTGAAGACGGTACAGTTTGTTTTTCAGAAACAGAAATTAAATATGGATGGAAAGGAGAGTGGCCTAAACATTGGGTAAACGTAAGAATACCTTATCGTAAGCAAAGACTTATTAATAAGATAGAAAAGAATCTTACATTTTATGTACTCAGGTCTGACTGTAAAGAGTCTTGGGTTATTACTGATACTGCATTAAAGAATTATGCAGATATAGAAGAGATGCCTAACAAGTATGTACCAGAGGGAGAGAAGTTCTTCTGTATACACGTTAGTCATATACATAAAATAGTTCTTGACAATACTAATTAAGTGTAGTAGAGTAGTATATTATCAACACAATATAAGGAGACTAACATGATGGCTGCACAGAAAGAAACTGCAATCATTTCAGGCAAAGCTTTTTGGACTAAGCTCAACCGTAAGGATGAGTACTCCGATAAGTACCAATTAGACGTAGGTGATCTTTCTGAAAAGAGTAAAGAGGTCTTGACTTCTCATGGAGTTAAACTAAAGAACAAGAATGATGATCGAGGTGAGTTTATTACTGCTCGTACTCAGTATCTTGTTCCTGTTATTGACTCCGATAAGAAGGTTATTGATTCAGATACTCTTATTGGTAATGGTAGTAGTGTTAGAGTAAAGGTTGACTTCAACAAGACACATCCTTTTGTTGAAAAGTATGGTACGTCCATGTATCTCAAGAAGGTACAGGTGACAGAGTTAGTTGAGTATGGTGGAAATGACTTTGACGACGATGACGATCTAGTTTAGTTGTCATATCAGGGCTTGTGATGAGCAATATTAATTTCGGAAATGCTCGTATGATCAAGGAGCATAGTGGGCGAGGGAGTGGGCAGCTATGCACATATCTACTTTAGTACAAGACATCTATGACAGAGTTGCATCTAACAAGAGAGTCTCTAGAGAAAATCTAGAGGCTTTCTTGGAGGGTGTTTCTGCTGTTCTTATTCAACACCTAGAGGAAGAAAGGAATACATCCAGTGAAAAACGTATTAGAATGTCTTCAATCGGCAAGCCAGACCGTAAAATCTGGATGGAACTCAATGGTCCAAAGGTGGAAAGATCGTATCAACCATCTACACTCATCAAGTTCCTCTATGGTTCAATCATCGAAGAACTGGTTCTCTTCTTGGCAAAAGAAGCTGGTCACTCAATACAAGAACCTCAAAAGCAACTTGAACTTGAAGGAATAAAAGGTCACATTGATTGTAAGATTGATGGAGAAATAGTAGATGTTAAATCTGCTAGTGACTTTGCATTTCGTAAGTTCAAGACAGGCTCAATAGAATATGATGATCCCTTTGGTTATATAGCACAGGTCAGTGCATATGCTGAAGCAGAAGGTAAAGATGTTGGATACCTTCTTGCAATGAATAAAGTTTCTGGAGAGCTTGCTCTACTTGAGTTAGATGATATGACATTAATCAATGCTACTAGTCGTATTCAAGATGTTAAAAATATTGTTAGTAGTTCCAGTATGCCTGACTTCTGTTATTTACCAGAGCCAGATGGTAAAGTAGGTAACATGAAACTTGCTAGAGACTGTGTATATTGTTCATATAAATGGACATGCTTTCCTGATATGAGAGTGTTTAGATATCAGGATGGCTTTAAATATTTGACAACAGTAGAGAGAGAACCTAAAGTTCCTGAGATAACTGAAAGTGTAAGGGAATAAATTATGATATACAG